GTTGAGTCATATGTTCGTTATATTTATACTCTCTAAAGTATGACTATCAACTAAGAGTTTAGTTTGTTAAGATATTTCACTTAATTCTCTACAGAATTTTGGAACAGTATTACTGTTTGTGTAAGATTTGTACTCTTGAAAACATGGCATTTCTTCAAATTTTTGTTGAAATGTTGAGTAAATTTCATCATGATCATAAGTAAATGTTACTTCTTTCTTATTAGTAAATGTAATTACTGTATTTGTACCGAGTAAAGATTTTCTTATTACAAATCTTTTTGTTGTTAAGTTATTAGTTTTCATATTGTTATTATTTATTTAGTTTAGTTATTATTATTATCTGTTACTTGTCGTATTTAGTTTGTACAAGTGTATGTTAGTTTATTTGTTTATTTTAGTTGTTAAGTGTATCGCGCACTATCTTGATATCTTACATTATATTCATTAAGAATATTAATTCATAAGTGATAAATGTTAATGGTAAGATTACTTCGATTGATATTAGTTTATTTATATTTTTCATTTGTTATTTATTTATTAGTTACATATCTATTATCCATACGTCGTCGTATATAGTCTGTAGTAGTAAAAGCTAAAACATTATAAACTCGTACGGAAATTCGATGACGCAATATCGTATCGTAAATTCGCATATATGCAAAATATAATTATGAAAACGATGGGGAACCCGAAATTTAAAAATGCAAAAGGTTTTAAAAACAAAATATTATTGTGGTAGGGCAGCACATAACTTATATATATCTAATACAGTGTGACATTAGCCTGTTAGAGCTACCTAATAAGGGGCATTTGTCACCCTTGTCTTAAGTAAATCCATTTATTTACGTGTAATAAAGTATAATTAGGTGAAAAACCAAAAAAATTAACAAAAAAAATAAGTGTATGCCGATAATAACGTCTTATCCTTTTAAGAATGCTCCATTAGATTCAGATGATGAGATAATAATATCCGACTCTCAAAGTAATGATCCAAGGTTTAAGACTAAAACAACTAACTTAAAGGCAATAAGTAGTTTTACAAGTAATTCTTTTGATTTTACTCAAGGCGTGCCTTCTGCTACGTGGAATATTCAACATAATTTAGATAAATATCCTTCAGTAACAGTGGTTAATGAGTCAAAAGAAGTAATGATAGGTAATATACAATACATAGACAAAGATAATATAACAATAACGTTCAGCGCTCCGTTTTCAGGGTATGCATACTTAAACTAACACAATGGCAATAAATTTTTTAGACAATATTCAGCTTAATCAGAACCAATTATTAGGTGCTAGATTAGAGAATGTAACATCGGATCCAGGCACAGCTAATGGAGGAGATATAATATACAACTCAACATCAAATGTATTAAAATATTACAATGGTTCAGCATGGATAGATCCAGCAGCTGGTAGTTATACATCTTGGTCAATAGTAGGAGATGGCGGCTCAGCATCAACAACAGTTTCAAATGGCGAGTCAGTTGACTTTGCTGGTGGTACTGGAATAAGCACATCTTTAGCAACTGGAGTAGGAACCAGGACAATGACTTTTACTAATAGTAAACCTTTTGATAGCTTAACACTAGTATCGACATCGGGTAGTAATTCTACTATATCAAATTCAGGTACTATAACTTTAGCAGCAGGTGCAGGTATTACAACTACTAACAACGGTTCTGGTCAAGTAACTATTGCAGCTACAGGATCTGGATCAATGAGTTCTTTTACTCTTACTGGTGACAGTGGTAGTAATCAAACTATATCAGATGGTAATACATTAGATGTAGCAGGTGGTACTAACATATCTACAGTCGTAGGAGCTACAGATACTGTTACAGTAAATCTAGATGATAATCCTACTGTAACTAGTTTAACTGTTGATGGTGGTAGTATAATTTTAAGCGGTACAGGTCGTATTCAAGGTGTAGACACTGTTACCGCTGGTACAGATGCTGCTAATAAAACTTATGTTGACAACTCTGTAGTAGGTAACTTAATATTCCAAGGTGGTTATAATGCTAGTGATAATGAACCTGATCTTGATTCATCTCCATCATCAAGTATTAAAAAAGGTTGGTCGTACGTTGTAACAATTGCTGGTAACTTTTTTACTGAAGCAGTTGAAGTAGGTGACTTTTTAATAGCAAAGCAAGATGCTCCAACTACATTAGCACACTGGGTAACTGTTCAAAACAACGTTGATTTAGCAACAGCATCAACAGTTGGTATTGGCAATGTTAACATTAATGGTGCAGGTGCTAAAGATGGTTTAGCATTGAGCTATGGTTCAGGTACGGCGACAGTAGGTTTAGATATTAATTCTTTACCTTCTCTTGCTACTTTAAACACAAGTTCTCTAGCTGTCTTTTATGATCCTGACGGAGATGATAATAATGTTAAGGTAACAGCAGCAAATATAGCAGCTAGTTTAAATAGTGTTACTTCAAAAGTATTAACAACCACTAGTCAAACCTCACACGTATTTACTCATAACTTAGGTACAACTAATGTTATGGTTCAACTATTTGAGACTGCAACTAAAGAAACAGTATATGCTTCTGTAGACAGAACAAGTGTTAATGCTGTTACAGCTACAACAGCAGCTTCAGCTTCTTTAACCGCGTTAATACAGAAAATAGGATAAACAAAATTAAATCAAATTAAATGGCTATAAAGTTTTTAAACTCAATAGAAGCTAGTGGAACTAGGCCTGTAACAATAACAGGAGGTGCAGTTGGAACCGTTGCTATAAAAGGAAACGCTGCTGGCTGGGCTACTGGATATTTGTTTACAGGCAGTAGTGGAACAAATAGAGGAGGTTTTGGAGCTTTAGGTAGTTCTGATGCTTTAACTTATTTTTATATAGGCGATGCTTATAATGACACTACAATGGTTATAGAACCAAATGCTGGCAATGTGGGTATTGGCACTACTAGTCCTGGACAAAAGCTACATGTCAATGGCGATATAGAAATTGGAGATGACGGTAAAATAATATCAGATGGCAGTGTTAATATAGAAATTGATTATGACAATACTCAAACAGATAGATTATTTAGTATTAGAAAAGATAATGCTACAGAACTATTTAGAGTACAAGAAAATGGTAACGTAGGCATTGGAACTAATGCTCCTGGAGAAAAACTAGAAGTTAGTGGAACCGCTAAAGCAACGTCTGTTAGATCTACAGGAGGAGGAGATGGTGGTTTTGTTTTAAGACAATGGACACATGCATCTAATTATGCTTCTTTAGCTACAAATGGTATGTTAAGTCAAGAGTACTGTATGATTTCAGATGGTACTAATACTTTTGTAGGTGGTGGAACAGGTGGATCGCTTTATTTAAGAGGACCTGCTAATGATTCTTCACCACAAATAGAAATAGATGGTAGTTTATGTAAAGTAGATACTGGTGATTTTAAAGTTGAAGATGGATCTATAGCTGTAGGTACTATAACTAATTCCACTACAAATGGTAGAATAGATGCTTCAAACGATATTGTAGCTTATTCTACATCTGATATTAGATTAAAAAATAATATTAAAAGTATTGACAAAGCTTTAGATAAAGTAAATAGCATACAAGGCATAGAGTTTGACTGGATAGAAAAAGAAGAGGTACACGGTAATAGTGGACATGATGTAGGTGTTATAGCTCAAGAAATAGAAAAAATACTACCAGATGTAGTTACTACTAGAGACAGCGGCTACAAAGCTGTTAAGTATGAAAAAATTGTACCATTACTAATAGAAGCTATAAAAGACTTATCAAAACAAGTTGATGGCTTAAAAAGATTAATATAATGCCAGATCCGCTACCAGGCTCAGGCCCCATATCAATAAATCAAATTGCAGAATTTTATGAAGGAGGTTCAAGTAATATTTCTTTACAGAGCCTTGCTTCTAATTTAGAGCCTGAGCCAGAAGCTAATATAGCAATGTCTCTTTTTTACACATCAAGTAGTTGTACTTCTTTTGCTTGGAGTGGTGAAGGAGCAGAAGAACCTGAAGAAGCTTGTGAATATTCTGCGGAACAAACAGCTTATCACAATGGATCTGGAACTTATCCAGTAGCAGGTGACACTGTTTATACAAACTCTAGTTGCACTTCAGTTGCAATAGCATCCGCATATAAAATGGGAAGTGGTAATGTAGTTATAGTAGGTGAAAGTGGTGTAGTGTCATCAATATTTACTGAATGCGAATAAAAAATTAAAGTAAAATTCACTCATAATGTGTGAATACTATAAATAAGTGCACAAACTAATTAAAACAAAAAAATCATGATGAAAAAAGAAAATGACGGAGCTTCTAAGAAGTTTGAAGATAAAACTGCTGGAGGTAAAAGAAGAGCTCTTAAAAGAGCTAAAAAAAGAAAATACGGAAAAGGTGAAGCTGGAAAAGCTAAAGAAGCTGCTGAAGCATCTATAAAATTTGCTGAAGGAAATCTTGATATGATGGGTGCTAGTAAGAAAAAACCTAAAGGTGTTAAAGATGCTGATACTGAATATATGCCAGTTGTGGACAGAGAAAAAGATGCAATGAAAAAAGGTGCTTCAATGATGAAGAAAAAAGGCGCATCAATGGCTATGAAAAAAGATGGATCAAGTATGTCAGGAGAGAAGTATGACGCTAAAGAAGCTTATAACAAAAACTTATCTGCTTCTGCTAGATTACATTATCTAGAAAATAACAGAGCTGACAAAAAAGCTAAAGGAAAAGGACACAGAAGTCCTATAATGAAACATATGAGAGGGATTTAATATGAGCTTAAAAACTAACAGACATGGGGCTAGCCAAAAGAATGGTTTAACCCCTGGAGGAAAAACAAATAGGTCAATGACAAATTTAGGTACTAAGGCTATTAACAGAGCTGCTAACTCTGGTAGAAAACCTAAATACACTGACTCAGGTCAAAATTATAGAGATGCAAATAATAAATTAGTAAAAGGAACTAATGTTGATGAAGGTGAATTGTCACCTGTAATAAGAAAATCTCCTGAAAGACCTTATGTAAAAGCTAGCAAAGAATCTATGTATTCAGGTGAAAAACTTTACTTAACTAACAAGCCTTTAAAAATAGGAAACAAATTAACTAAAGCTAAATACAAAAAATAAATTATGGCTGTACTATATACTTACCCTATAAAATCAACACCAGCAAATAGAAATGATTTAGTTATAATATCAGACTCAAGAGATGGTAATAAAACTAAGCAAATAGCTGTAGCTAATCTACCAGGTAGTGCTAGTTTTTCTGGAATTGGTGGGAGTGGTACAGTTAATTATATTCCAAAATTTAGTACAAGCACTGACTTAGTAAATAGTATAGTATATGAGACGGCTTCTACAATTGGTATTGGAACAACTGCTCCAGATTCTATACTAACAGTAGAAGCAGCTACTGCTAACGTTGGTATACCTGTTATAAAAAGTTCTGTCAATGGATTTGCTAACGGTTTTACTCTTATAGGGGATAATTATCTTACAGGTGAAAGTCAATTTAATCTTGGAATTTCTTATAGTGGAGCAAATGGAGTTCTTTCAAGAGGTGTAAAAGTTAGTAACACATCAGATGATGTTTTCTTATCATCTCAAGATGCTTATTCTACAAATCCAAATGCTTTTATACTGGATAAAGATGGTTCTTTTAGATTTCTTAATACTTCGACAAATGCTTCTACTTCTGTTGGTACAGCAGTTAGCTTAAGTGAAAGAATGCGTGTTGATAACAATGGTAATGTAGGTATTGGAACTACATCTCCATTTAAGAAATTTACTGTTAGAGATGGTGCTGATACAAAAGTAACTGCGTTAGGCTCATCATCTAATGACCCAGTATTTTTTGCTAGTGATTCATCAGGTAACTTAGATAGAGTATTTATGCGTCAAATATCTAGTAATGCTGTTTTTGTTGGAGATATTGACGACAACGACGGTGACTTAGTTGGTAGAGCAGGAGGAGTATCAGAATTTATAGTAAAAAATGGTGGAAACATAGGTATGGGCGTTAATGTAGGAAGTGTTGATGCTAAACTAGACATATTAGACACGGTTAATCAAACTTCAATACGTGTAACAAATAATAATTACAATAATTACTTAATACAAAAAAGACGTACTGATGATAGTCAAAAGCTAGGTATTAAAGAAGCCGGCTCTAACGGAGGTATGTCTTTAGTTACTGCAGACAGTGAAAGAATGCGTATAACCTCTGACGGTAAAGTTGGTATTGGAACTACTAGTCCAAGTAACAAACTTACTGTAGGTACTCTTAGTAATGAAACTAATATAGCATGTGCTTCCACTGGTTTTGATAGTCTTAGATTAGGACTGTTAACATTTCCAGCTGCTGCTGGATGGTATAGAGTGGCACAATACGCAACCGCAAGTGCTAGAGGTGGCGCTCGTATAGACTTATGTGTAACAGGAGGTGACTTTGCCCCAGTCACATACTCTATTGATTATTTTAAATCTTACACTCAATCAGGAACAGAGCATACTTTAAAACTAGAACAATATGGTGGACAAACTCATGTAACCAAGGCTAGAATAGCAGTTGATGGTAGTAATACTTTTGTTGAAGTTTATAAAAATGCAACTACAGCTTCTGGGAATCCAGTAACAATGCCTGCTCAAGTTCACTTTAACAGACTTATTGGAGAAAGTGGAGGTTCTTTTCCTCTGTTTGGAACTCCAGCTTCAGGCTCCGGTTCAACATCTTTAAAAGAAGTAGAATTTATTGTAAAAGGAACTTCTGTAGAATCCCTAAGAGTACAAGGTGGGAAATTAAATTTAAAAAACTTACCTACTTCTACTAGTGGCTTAGTAGCTGGAGATATTTACAATGATGGAGGAACTTTAAAAATAGTTTCATAAAAAAAAATTAAATAACCGAACTATCGAGTGATAGTATATAATAACCAACGTTTAACTTAAAACCAAATACAATGACGTTTTTATATACCCGCACTAATACGTGGTCTAGTGCACCACAACCAACAGAAGATACCATTAAGTACTGGAAGCATATTTCAGAAAAGAAAAACTGGAGAATAGTACAATTACCTAATGGATTTTTACAAACCGAATATAAATCTATCGACTCAGATGACTGGATCGATGTTACCAGAAGAGAAACGTTAGCTGGAGCAGAACAAGCAATAGATGCTTCTATTGAACATTATTCTAAAAAGCTAGAGTTTACCAAAGGACCGAAAGTAGTTAAAACCTTCGAGTAGTATTCAAAACAAATCAAATTAAATTAAATTAAATGCAAGAAATAAAGTTAGTTAAAAATCTGGCTTTTGGCGATACAGCTAGAAGTCAGATATTAACTGGCGTTGAAAAACTTACTAATGCGGTAGGGTCAACGTTAGGAGCAAGTGGTAAATGTGTTATATTAGAAGATGCTAATGGTATGCCACAAATAACAAAAGATGGAGTAACAGTGGCTAATTCAATTACGCTACAAGATTCTATAGAAAACATTGGAGCGACACTTATTAAACAAGCAGCTCAACGAACAGTATCAGATGCAGGTGATGGAACAACTACAGCAACTGTTTTAGCAAAAGCAATACTAGATCAAGCACAAGCTCACAATTTACTAGAAGATAGTAGAATAATGAAAGAAGGTATTGATAGTGCTGTTAAAAAAGTATTAAACTATTTAAATAAAAATAGTAAAAAAGTAACAGGTAAAAAAATAGACCAAGTAGCTACTATATCGGCTAACAATGATATAGAGTTAGGTAAAGTTATAGGAGAAGCGTTTAAGTTAGTAGATGAAACAGGAGTTGTTATGATGGAAACAAACGAACAACCTGAGACTGTAGTAGAATTAATAGAAGGTGTTCAATATGATCAAGCATTAAAAAACAACCATTTTATTACTAATAAAGAAAAAGGCACAGCTGAACTAGATAATCCATTAGTTCTTATAGTTGAATCAGTTATACCTAATGTTAGAAAAATACAGTCAGTCCTTGAACATGTTATTAAAAATGGTAAGAGCTTACTTATCATTGCTGATGTTGACCCACAAGTGGTTTCCGCGCTGGCCATGAATAAATCTAAAGGCAATATAAAAGTTAACATCATAGATGCACCAGTATACGGAATCAGCAAAAAAGATGTATTATCAGATCTATGTGCTGTGACTGGTGCTACACTTATTAATGAAGACTTAGGAGATGATATGGATATTATACAACCTGAGCATTTAGGATCATGTATTAAATCTATAACAAACCACGAAGATACAATATTAAAAGTTGATTTAACAGAGAATAAAGAAGTTAAAGAAACTATTGCTTTATTAGATAAGAACATAAAAGAAACTAAAAACCCTAATATTATAGTTAGACTAGAAAGAAGACTAGCTAAACTAAAAGCTAAAGTAGCTACGGTTAAAGTTGGGGCAAACTCAGAAATAGAATTAAAAGAGAAGAGAGATAGAGTAGAAGATGCTATTTGTGCTACAAAAGCTGCGATTAAGGAAGGTATAGTGCCAGGTGGTGGTATAGCTTTATTAAATGCTGCACAACATTTAGAACCTAAGTCAATGGGCGAAGAAGTACTTTATTGTGCTATCAAAGAGCCTTTTAAATTGATATTAAAAAATGCTGGTGTAGAAAATTATGAAACTCCAGAAGTAAAAGGTTTAGGATTAAATGTGGTTACAGGAAAAACGGTTGATATGGTAAAAGCCGGAATTATAGATCCTTTACTAGTTACTAAGAGTGCATTACTTAACGCAGCTTCAGTAGCTACTACTATATTATCAACTGATTGTGTAATTAATAATATAAGAGCATGAAAGCAGTAGGTAAGTTTATAGTAATTGAACCAATCAAAGAAGTTGATGTTCAAACAAAGGGTGGATTAATTCTAGCTGAAAAGCAAAGAGAAGATGTTAGATATAGAAGAGCTAAGGTTATAGAACCTGGCTCTGAAGTATCTGTATTAAAAAAAGGTGATGAAATTTATTACGATAAATCATCTGGATTTAATATTGAAATAAATAAAGAAGAATATAAAGTTATTAAAGAGTTTGATGTAGTTATTATACTATGAGAAAGTTAACTTCTAGTGATTTAAAAGAACTAGGTTTACTTAAACATTACAGAATAATTAGAAAGTGGGCTTGTAAAACTAATGACTTAAATGATGCAGATTTAGAACTATTGATATATCTCGATGCTATAGATATGTTTACTAAAGATGATTTTATAAAAGGTACGTACTCATTCAGCTGGGATAACAGGCGCTGGAACAGATTATTGAAACAAGGGTGGATCACAGTGTGGAGAAAAAGAAACCGCACAACTCAAAAATATCATATATATAAAGTTTCCTTCAAGTGCAAACAGCTGATAAGTCGCATGTACCGTATTATGTTAGGCGAAGAAGATATGCCTACAACTAAATTAGAAAAAAGTAATAGATATAGTTATAAAGTAATTACTAAATCAATAGATTACGTTAACAAAGACAAAACAAGATAATATGCCTTATAAACAACCTAAAAATACTCCCCTGCATAATGATGGTGCTTCAGAGCCTATAACAGCTGCCATATTAGGAGGTATAAAACTTGCTAAAGTAGCTGTGGCAGGTGTAAAAGCTGCAAAAGCAGCTAAAGTAGCCGCGGCAGCAGCAAAGGCTGCAAAAGCTGCTAAGGCTGGTAAAGTTGCTTTAAAAGCTGGTAAGTTTGCTAAAACAGCAAAAGCTGCTTCTACCGCTGCTAAAACTGGTAAAGCAACAGCATCAACGGCTAAAGCAACAACAAAAGGTGCTGTTAAACTAACTCAAAATACTATGCCTAAACTTCAAAAACTTGGAGAGGCCGGTCAAAAAAGTGTTACAAAAGCTCAAAAGTTTGCTAAATTTTCTTCTAAACACCAGAAGTTAGGTAAAGCAGTAGAAAAAACAAAGTCATTAGCTGGAAAAGCAAAAGGAATGAGTGATTATGGTTTTGATAAAGCAGCTGAAATAACAGGCCAAGATGCTGGTGATTTAAAATCAAGAGTAGCTGAAGCAGGTATTAATAAAGCTAATGAAGCAGAAGCAGCAATAAAATCAAGAAATGATAGTTCTGTTACGGCTGAAGATTTGAATAAGCCGCTAGGCTTAACGCGAAACGAAACAGAACCTCTAGACCCGAGATATGAAGCAAAAGACCAGCCAAGTTCTTACAGTAATCCTTCCGGAGCTTCAATGAAAAGTAATATGCCTAAAGGTTATCAATCTAGCTCTGCTGATAACTTTAAAACTCCAAAAACCGATTACCAAAGGTTTTTTCAAAATTTAGCTAACAATAGTGTAAATGCTAATATAGGCGGTGTTAAAGTAAATGTAGGTCACGTGGGTTTAATTGCTGGTCATTTAGTAGGTAAAGGTGTTGACGCTGTTAAAGCAAAGAAAAGATTAAATACTCTTAAAAAAGAGAAAATAGCTAACAATGAGTCAGCAGCTAGAGCTAAAGAAGAAGAAAAGAATAAAAACATCATGCAACAACTAGATGATGAAAACAAAATGGAAAATTTAAAAGGATAAATTATGCAAAAACCAGCAGGAAAAGTATTGAACACCGGCAAGCCCGTTGTTGGTACAAGAGTAATGAGATCAAATAACTCTACAATAATGCCTACTCTTAGGAAAATAGATAACGTGCCTTATAAAGGCAACGCTGTTCTTAACGCTCAGAAATGATAGCAAGTGAAGATTTGAAGTTGTATTTACTAAATGCATCTTCATTTACTCTAGCTAGCTTAAACTGGATAGAACCGGCTTTAGAAATACTCTTGTTATCTTTAACAATTGGTTATACTGTACATAAGTGGTATTTAATAAATAAAAAAAATAAATTATGAAAAAAGAAAATGGCGCTAGCAATTTTTTCTCTAACTTTAATGATAGGATAGATCAAAGCGCAGAAAGAACTAAAGAAATGATTGAACCTAAACAAGAAAGTATGGTTAATCAAGGAGAGTTTCAAGGATTTGGAAATAAAACTCTTCCAAACAAGTTTCAAGGATTTGGAAATAATCAAGTACAAAGTATAAATGAAAGTGAAGTACAACCTTTAATGAATAATACTACTGGAGTTACACAGCAAAATATTAATGATTTTCCTATAAGCAATGGCACTGGATCTGCGAGACCAAATTTTGATCAAACAACAACAATGAATGTTGAAAAAGTAAACGAAGGAGCTGCAATGAGCAATGTTTTATTTAAAAAGAAATAATTATGGCAACAACTTATAAATGGTCAATTAACCCAATGAACGCACATATTCACGCTGAAGGCAAAGACAATGTTATATACACAGTACATTGGATTTATACTGGATCAGAAGAATCTGCAGGAAAAACTTACACAGCAAGTAACATAGGTAGTGAAGGTTTTACTTATGTAGAAGGTGATCCTTTTGTACCTTATGAAAATACTGAGGCTTTTGAAAATGTAGTTATAGGATGGCTAGAAAATGCTTTAGATTTAGACACTATGAAAGCTGATATAGATGCGCAAATACAAAAACAAATTACACCAGTAAACGAAGATTTATATTTTACTTGGCAAAATCCTGCTTAAACATGAGAAGTATAAAAGAAATTATAATACACTGCTCTGCTACTAGAGAAGGTCAAGAAATACCAGTTGAAACAATAAAAAAGTGGCATACTGAAGGTAGAGGCTGGACGGACATAGGTTACCATTTCTATATAGAACTAGACGGCACTATCAAAAAAGGTAGAGATATAGATAAAACAGGCGCTCATTGTAAAGGGCACAATCGTAATTCTATAGGATTATGTTATTGCGGAGGCGTAGAAGCTGACGGTAAGACACCAAAAGATACAAGAACAGAGGTTCAAAAAGAAAGTCTGTTACATGTGCTTAAAACATTAAAAGCAATGTATCCAGACGCTATTATTTATTCACATAATGAGTTTGCTAATAAAGCATGCCCATCATTTGACGCGACGAAAGAATATGAAAATATCTGAAAACACTGAGTTTAAAATTGATATAAAAACTGTAATTGGGATAATAATGCTAACAACAACACTAGTTGGTATGTATTATACTTTACAAGAAGATATAGAAGCAGCTAAAGGTTTACCACCAGTAGAAGTAGGTAGACTAGAGTATGATCTAAAAGAAAAGTGGAACCACGAGAACATTGAAGACATGTTAGAAAGAGTTAATATGTTAGAACAAGTTGACGATGTTATATTTGAAGAAATAGATGTGTTGTCTGGTTTAGTTAAAGATGGTACAGAAAGTGATGGTAAGTTACAAGAGCTTCAAAAGAAATTAGAAGACTTACACAAAAGAAAACCAACTGTGATAGTTAAAGAAGTTCAAGTAAGTAAAAAACGTAGATAATGGGAAAAATTAGTCCAGCTTGTAAAGCCGCAGCAAAAAAGAAATTTAAAGTATGGCCAAGTGCTTATGCTTCTGGCTGGGGTGTGAGATGTACTAAAGCTGGTGGACCAGGTAACTACGGTGGCGGATCTAAAAAAAGAAACCGTGGGAAAAGTTAAAGGAGGCGGAACTAGTAAAGTATGCCTACCTGCTTCCAAGGTAAGATCAATGAGTCAAGCTGAAAGAGATAAAGTTGTCAATGCTAAAAGATCTGCAGCTTCTAAAGGCAAATACAAGAGATCAAGTTCTTCTAATGTAAAAGGTGCTCGTAAAAAAGGAGCTACGCTAAGAGACTGGTTTGAAAAAGAGAACTGGATTAATGTAGCTACAGGTGGACCTTGTGGTGGTAGTTCTAAAAAAACAAAAAGAAAAGATGGACCTTCAAAAAAATCAACTCCTTGTTGGGATGGTTTTATTAAAAAAGGTATGAAGAAAAAAGGCAATAGGATGGTTAACAACTGCGTAAAAGTAGGTGGTCCTAGTGCAGCTGATCCTAAAAGAACAATAGGTAAAGGCAAAAATTTTAACAAAGCTAATCCTACTGGTACAGGAGGTAAAGCTGGAGGTGGTATGACACAAAAAGGTGTTAATGAATATAAGCGTAATAATCCAGGTAGTAAATTAAAAACAGCTGTTACAAAAGATCCATCAAAGCTAAAACCAGGTAGTAAAGATGCTAAGCGTAGAAAATCATTTTGTGCTAGATCAAAAAGCTGGAAAGGCGAAAGAGGATTAGCAGCTAGAAGAAGGTGGAACTGTTAAATAAAATATTATGAAATCAAGAGGTTTAGGCGATAGCATAGAAAAGTTTACAAAGGCAACAGGTATAAAAAAAGTTGCAGATATGATACCAGGTGGTTGCGGTTGCGATGATCGTAAGCAATGGTTTAATAAAAATTTTCCTTACAACATGAATAAAAAATAAACGAAATGGCTAAGAAATTTCCAGAAATAAAAGAAAAGAACGAAGGTAAGTTTACTAAATGGGTAGAAAAGAATATGGGTGGTATGGACACTTGTAAAGCTGCTAGTAAAATTATGAGATCTAAAACTAAAAAGTATTCTCCGGCTGTAGTCAAAATGGCTAACTATGCTAATAACTTTGGTTGTAAAACTAAGAAAAATGATGGAGCTTCAGTTCCATTAAAAGGTAAACAAAAGAATTTACCAGAAGCTTTGCAAAAGAAAATACTAGCTTCTGATGGTGCTTCACTAAGATCTAAAAGAGCAGATAAGTTAGTTTCTCAAGGTAGAACTCACAAGAAAATGAGTCCAGAACAAAAGAAAGAAGCTATAAAAAATAAAAGCGCAAGATTTACACAAGGTGCTTCTATGAAAAAGAAAAAATAATATGAGAAATAGAGGTAGTAAAGGTAAATGTGGAAAAGCTTGGAAAGCTTGGGAAGCAGGCTATGCTAAGAAACCAGGTGGTAAAGAAGAAGCTGCTAGAGAAAGAAGAGAGTTTTATTGTGACAATGGCACTATAAAATTAAGACCTTCTACAGATGCTGACGTTCCTTTAACTGACAAGCAAATAAAAGCAGATAAAAAGAATAAAAACAAATAATGGGTTTTAAGCTAAAAGGATCACCATACGATGAGTCTAATATGAACATAGCTGTTTATAAAAAAGATTTAACAGACGGATCTATAGGTAAATCAAACCATACTGGTATAATAGTGCAAAGTGGTATTAGTCCAGAAGAAGAGCAAAATGTAATAGCTCATGAAAAAGTTCATCAAAAGCAACAAGCTAATGGTGACTTAGATTATGACCAACAAAACTTCTACTGGAAAGGTAAAACTTATCCTAGAGAAAATCTAAACGAACACAACGAACAGTTACCTTGGGAGAAAGAAGCTTACAAGGCTAGTAAACAATCAAGGAAAAAACAAACAGAAATGGGATCAACAAAATTCAAATTAAAAGGATATAGAGGCAATAATAAACCTTTTAAACACATGGCCGAAAGAGGTTTAATAGGTGTGTCAATGCATGGCGCATCAGCTCCTGGAGAAGGTGATAAAGAAAAAGTAACTAAAACTACTAAAACAGATGTTAATCCTGAGACAGGTATGAAACGTCTTACTACTACAACCACTAAACAAGGTGGTTCACCTGGTTCAAAAGGTAGTGTTAGATATGAGGATGCTTATAAAAAAGCAGATAAAAGCAAATACCCTACATTAGAAGGTTTTACTAAAGCTGCTAAAGCATATAAAAAGAAAGACGTTAAAGTTGAAGAACAAATACCAACTAGAAAAGCTAAAATAACTACATCTTCAGAGCCAAAGCTTAGAACTGAGATAACACCTGTTAAGAAAGAAACAAAAGTAGTTGAAAAAAAGAAAGAAAAGAAAAACACAACATATAAGCCTAAGAAAGTTAAAACAACAAAATACAAAAAGAAAAATAGAAAGCCTCAATTTTCTACAAAGTTTTCAACTTCATGCACTAAAAGATCTTGTTAAATGAAAAAATCATTCAACGAAACTAAAATAGGTGCTTTTCTTTCAAGCAAAGCTCCTAAGGTATTGCAAGCTCTTGGAGATGTGCTACCTAATCAAGGAACACTTGGCGTGGTAAAAAATCTTATATCAAGTGATAATAAGATTAAGGCAATAGATAAAGAGCAGGCTATGAAGCTTATAGAGCAAGATATAGCTGAAATGAAAGAAGTATCTAGTAGATGGAGAGCAGATATGAAAAGTGATTCATGGCTGTCTAAAAACACTAGACCTTTAGCTTTGGTGTTCCTAACAGCATCTGCAGTGTTTATGATGGCTGTAGATTCTTTTCATTTACAATTCGATGTTGATGAAGCTTGGATAGGACTTTTGAAAACATTACTGGTAACAGTTTATGTAGCATACTTCGGAAGTCGTGGTGCTGAAAAAATAACAAAAATAAATAAATAAAAATGGACGGTTTACAAGGAAATATGATGGCTCAACCAAGAGTGTTTGGTCACGATGCCGTAGCTTTAACAGCTGGAACAGGCGCAATAGCAAACACAAGCGAAAGAGGTGTTGTAATATATAACGGAAAATCTTCAGCACAAGATATTACTATTACAACAGAAGCTGGTAATGACGTTATATTTAAAAACGTACAACCAGGAACAGTTGTAGGTGATAAAACACCTATGTTAGCTACTAAATTAAAAGTTGGAACAGACTGTGTAGCTATATATTAAAACAATAAAATCAAATCAAATAAAATAAAATAAAATGAGTAAAATAAAAAAAGAACAATTAGAAACAATTGTAAAACACCAAGATGAAGCTAATAGAATATCTCACGAAATAGGAGCATATGAGTTTCAAAAATATAAAATGCTTTCTAGTTTAGACAAGGTAAATAAAGATATTATAGAATATAAAAAAGTTCTTGAAGCTGAATATGGTTCAGTTAATATCAACTTAGAAGATGGTAGTTACGTTGAGATAGAGACAAAAGATGTCGAAGATAAGAAAGATTAGTATAGGATCTGATTATAAAAATGATGCTATGCATTATTCTACTGGTCAAGAAGTTTATGGAGGTCACGTTATTAGTGACATAATATTTGAAAACAAAGATAGCTCTTATAATATTTTTATAATTAAAAATGAAGAAGTATTACCTTGGAAAAAATTTAACTCCAATATGGCCGTATCAGTAGAGTATGATCTTAAGTACTAATGAATAGTATATACCATTTTATCATTAAACCACTAGATAAAACATATGAAAACGTTAAGCTGGTTGATGGTAAAGAATTAGTAATTAATTCCAATATAGAAAATCATATTTTTGTAAGTAAAAAAGCAGTTGTAGTTTCGACTCCAGCTGCTTATAAAACAAAAATAAAACCTGGTGATGAAGTATATATTCATCATAATATCTTACGTAGATATTACAATATGAAAGGTGTAGAAAAGAATAGTAGTACATACTTTAGAGATAACTTATATTTCTGTTCTCCAGAACAAATATATATGTATAATTTAAAATCTCATTTAAACTATTGTTTTGTCAAGCCTTTAAAAAATAAAAGCATTTTAGAGAATAGAAAAGAGCAGCCTAATGTTGGTATAGTAAAATACACTAATAAGTCCTTAGAAGCTGCAGGAGTAACACCTGGGACACTTATTACGTTTACACCAAACTCTGAATTTGAGTTTATTATAAATGGTGAACGACTTTATTGTATGAAATCAAATGATATAGCTTTAACTCATGAATATCAAGGAGACGAAAAAGAAAATAATCCAAGCTGGGCAAAAAGCAGTTGAGGAACTTATTAAAGTAGCAAAAGAAAAGATTGTTGACTCAGACGATGATGTAAGCGCTGACAGATTAAAAAATGCTGCTGCAACTAAAAAGTTAGCTATATTTGATGCTTTTGAAATATTAACTAGAATACAAATAGAAGAAGATATTTTAAATGAAAAGCCTAAAGAAGTTAAAGAACAAAAAACTTTTAAAGGATTTGCAGAAGGGAGAAGCAAGTGAGCTATGAACAAACACTCTGGAAAGAGTTAAAAGATGTTGTTAATCCTAAAATACTAAAGAAACAAAATCGTTTCAAAAAGTGGGAATATGGTTATAATTCCGACTATGATTTTATAGTAATAAGTAAAACTGGACAAATTGGACAAATCATTGAAATACAGAATCTCAGGATTGCTTTACCAGCAGCAAATAAACCGTATAAACGAAGCGAAAAAAAAGCGGAGCAATACTGGCAAAAAGCAGAATACCCAAAAGAACTAAACAGAATTAAAAGTAGATTTGATTGGGAGGAATATGACAATGATTTTAAAGAAAAATGGTATGACTATATCGACGAAGAATTTAAGCGTAGAGAAGAAGGTTTTCATTTCTTCAATAACGGCAGTCCTGTATATATTACTGGTACTCATTACATGTACTTGCAGTGGTCAAAAATCGATGTCGGAGCACCAGATTTTAGAGAAGCAAATAGATTATTCTTTATATTTTGGGAAGCATGCAAAGCAGATAACAGATGTTACGGGATGTGCTATCTTAAAAACAGACGATCTGGATTTTCATTTATGTCCTCAGCAGAGCTTGTTAACCAGGCGACAATTTCCAGTGATTCCAGATTCGGTATATTATCTAAATCTGGAGCAGATGCTAAAAAAATGTTCACAGACAAAGTCGTACCAATATCCGTTAACTATCCGTTTTTCTTCAAACCGATCCAGGACGGTATGGATCGTCCTAAAACAGAATTGGCGTATAGGGTTCCAGCTTCCAAACTTACTAGAAGAAAGCTTGAAAATAATGAACAACTAAAAGAGCTATACGGGCTTGATACAACTATTGACTGGAAAAATACTGGTGATAACTCTTACGATGGTGAAAAGCTAAAACTATTAGCTCATGATGAAAGTGGTAAGTGGGAAAGACCTGACAATATATTAAACAATTGGAGGGTTACAAAAACTACATTAAGACTAGGATCAAGAATCGTAGGTAAATGTATGATGGGCTCAACTTCAAATTCTTTAGACAAAGGTGGAAACAACTTCAAAAAGTTATACTATAATTCAGACGTTACAAAACGAAATCGTAACGGACAAACTTCTTCTGGACTCTATTCTCTGTTCGTCCCTATGGAGTGGAACTACGAAGGATTCATGGATTCTTACGGACTACCTGTTTTCATTAGAGAAGAAAATCCAATCAAAGGAGTTGACGGTTACGACATTACAACAGGCGTTATTGAGCACTGGGAGAACGAAGTTGAAGGATTAAAAAATGATCAAGATAGTTTAAATGAATATTATAGACAGTTTCCAAGAACTGAACAACACGCTTTTAGAGATGAGTCAAAACAGTCTATATTTAATTTAACTAAAATATACCAGCAAATAGATTACAATGAAGAAATAAATAACTCAAGTAGAGTTTCTAAAGGTAATTTCCAATGGGTAAATGGCGTTAAAGATACTAGAGTTGTATTTTATCCTAATAATAAGGGTAGGTTCATGGTTTCTTGGGTACCAAGTATAGGATTACAAAATAAAGTTATAATAAAAAATGGTATTAAACATCCAGGTAACGAACATATTGGAGCTTTTGGCTGTGATAGTTACGACATTAGCGGTACTGTTGATGGTAAGGGCTCTAATGGATCACTACATGGATTAACTAAGTTTTCTATGGAAGATGCGCCACCTAACCATTTCTTTTTAGAGTATATATCAAGGCCTCAAACAGCTGAGATATTCTTTGAAGACGTTTTGATGGCTTGTATATTTTATGGTATGCCAATACTAGCTGAAAATAATAAACCTAGATTATTGTATTATTTTAAACGTAGAGGTTATAGAGCTTTTTCAATAAACAGACCGGACAAAATTTGGAACAAATTATCTACAACAGAAAAAGAAATTGGTGGAATACCTAATTCAAGTGAAGACATTAAGCAAGCTCATGCAGCTGCTATTGAGTCTTATATAGAAACTCATATTGGATATTCTAATGAAGAATATGGTGATATGTATTTTCAAAAAACACTAGAAGACTGGGCTGTTTTTGATATAAATAATAGAACTAAACACGATGCATCTATAAGCTCTGGTTTAGCTATTATGGCTTGTAATAAAAACAAATATACGCCTGTGCCTATGATTACTAAAAAAAGTATTGATTTAGGTATAAAAAAATATAATAACGAAGGAAGTTTATCTAAAATAAAAAAATAAATGCAAATACAAACTTATAATGGCAGTTCATTCCCGGATCAGGTTGTACCTGACGAGGTTAAAGAAAGTTTAGATTACGGTAGGCAAGTTGGTAGAGCGATTGAAGGAGATTGGTTTAGCGGTACTAGAACTGGTGTGTCAGGCAGGTATAACACTAATTATAATAATTTTAGAAATTTAAGATTATATGCAAGAGGCGAACAAACAGTTCAAAAATATAAAGATGAGCTAGCAATTAATGGTGATTTATCTTATTTAAACTTAGACTGGAAACCAGTACCTATTATACCTAAGTTTGTAGATATAGTGGTCAATGGTATGGATGGCAAACTATACGATGTTAAAGCTTATGCTCAAGATCCAGAGTCAATAAAGAAAAGAACTCAATATGCAGAATCTCTACTAAGAGATATAGAAGCAAAAAAACTTATAGATCAAATACAGAGTGTAACAGGTATGAACATGTATTCTACTTCTAACCCAGAAGATCTTCCTCAAAATAGGGAAGAGCTAGATGTGCATATGCAATTAACTTATAAGCAATCAATTGAAATTGCAGAAGAAGAAGCTATAAATAACACTTTAGCTTTTAATAAATACGAACTTACTAGGAGAAGGATGGCAGAAGATTTAGTAGTGCTAGGTATTGGCGCTGTTAAAACTTCTTTTAATTTGTCTGAAGGTGTTACTATAAAGTACGTTGACCCGGCTGATTTAGTTTATTCATACACTGATGATCCAAACTTTCAAGATATATGGTATGTGGGTGAAGTTAAATATATAAGTTTAAATGAACTTAAAAAAGAATTTCCCTACTTAGATGATAAAGATTTAGAGACAATACAACAATATCCTAGTAGTGCTAGTTATAACTATCAATTCAATGGCAGGCAAGACAATAACAGTGTAGCTGTTTTGTATTATGAATATAAAACGTATAGTAATCAAGTTTTTAAAATAAAAGAAACTAACACTGGTTTAGAAAAAGCTATTGAAAAACCAGATACTTTTAATCCACCTGAAAATGATAACTTTGATAGAGTGTCAAGATCTATAGAGGTATTATATCAAGGAGCAAAAGTCTTAGGCCACGATATGATGTTAAGTTGGAAATTAGCTAATAACATGGTAAGACCAGATTCTAATTTAGTTAAAGTAAATATGAATTATAACATATGTGCTCCTAAAATGTATAAAGGCCGTATAGAATCTTTAGTTAGCAGAATGACAGGTTTTGCTGATATGATTCAATTAACCCATTTAAAGCTTCAACAAGTTTTAGCTAGAACAGTGCCAGATGGTGTTTTCTTAGACGTAGATGGATTAGCAGAAGTTGATTTAGGTAATGGCACAAACTATAATCCAGCTGAAGCATTGAATATGTATTTTCAAACTGGTAGTATATTAGGTAGATCTATGACACAAGATGGTGGAGCAAACCCAGGTAAAGTTCCAATACAAGAACTACAGTCAGGATCAGGAGCTGCTAAAATGCAGTCTTTAATTCAAACTTATCAATATTATCTACAAATGATGAGAGATGTTACCGGTCTTAATGAAGCTAGAGATGGTAGTCAACCAAATAAAGATTCTTTAGTAGGCTTACAAAAGCTTGCTGCTGCTAATTCTAATACAGCAACTAAACACATAGTACAAGCTAGTTTATATCTATCAGCTAGAACATGTGAAAATATATCTTTAAGAATAGCTGATATGCTAGAGTTTCCTTTAACTAAAGAAGCCTTAAAATCAAGTATTAGTTCTTACAACGTAGGCACACTAGAAGACATGCAAAATTTAAACATGTTTGAGTTTGGTATATTTTTAGAGTTAGTTCCAGATGAAGAAGAAAAAGCTCAACTAGAACAAAATATACAAGTAGCATTACAGTCACAATCTATAAACTTAGAAGATGCTATAGAAATAAGAGATATTAAAAACTTAAAGCTAGCTAATCAATATATAAAAATCAAAAGAAAACAAAAAGCTGCTGAAGATCAACAAAAATCTCAAGCTAATATACAAGCGCAAGCTCAAGCAAATGCTGAGTCTAGTGAAAGAGCTGCTTTAGCTGAAATGCAAAAACAACAAGCACTAGCAGAAACAACTCTTCAAATAGCTAAAGGTAAATCAGAATTTGAAATTAACAAAATGCAGCAAGACGCAGAGTTGAAAAAACAAATGATGCAGATGCAGTTTCAGTTCGACAAAGAGCTAAAACAAATGGAAGTAGATAGGCTTTTTGAAAAAGAAAAGCTAATAGAAGATAGAAAAGATACAAGAACAAGAATTGAAGGTACTCAACAGAGTGAAATGATAAATCAAAGAAATTTAAATTTACCACCTATAGATTTTAAACAAGGTGGCGGGGTACAAGACTCTATACCCGAAGGATTATTAGAGTAATTATTAACTATTATATTATATTATGTCAGAAGAAATAAAAGAAACAAAAGGAGGAGAGTTGACTCAAGGTGAGTTTAAAATTAAGAAAAAACCAAGCATATTGGTTAAAGAAGACACTCCTTTAAAAGTAAATCTTAATAAAAAAGAACAAGAAGAAATAAAAGAAGAAGTTGATTTAAAAAAAGAAGAATCAACAGAACCTATTATACAAGAAATTACTGAAACTGAAGAAAAAAAAGAAGAGGTAAAAGAAAATACACCAACACCATTAGATTTACAACTACCTGAAGGTTTAGATAAATTAGTTAAATTTATGAAAGAAACAGGTGGAACAGTTAAAGACTATGTAAGACTAGACACTGATATTTCTAGTGTTGATGAAAATACTTTATTAAGAGAATATTACAAAAGTACTAAGCCACACTTAGACAATGAAGAAATTGATTTTATAATGGAAGATCAATTTGGATTTGATAAAGAGTTGGACGAAGAGCGAGATATAAAGAAAAAGAAACTCGCTTTTAAAGAAGAAATTGCAAATGCCAAGAGTTTTTTAGAAGATACTAAGGATAAATATTACGAAGAGATCAAGTTGAGACCTAGTATAACCGAAGATCAACAAAAAGCAACGGACTTTTTCAATAGATACAACAAAGAACAAGAAAGAGCAAACACACAACAGCAAGAGTTTATTGATTTAACTAACAAATATTTTTCCGAGGATTTCAAAGGTTTTGAGTTTAACGTAGGAGAAAAAAAGTTTAGTTATAATGTTAATAATGCTCAAGAGGTAGGCAAGACACAGGTTAAGTTATCAGAATTCACTAAGATGTTCTTAAATGAAGATGGTTCAATGGCCGATCATGAAGGTTACCACAAAGCTATGTTTGCTGCTAGAAATGCTGATACTATAGCTAAACATTTTTATGAACAAGGTAAATCCGATGGAATTAAAGATGTAGTTGATAAATCTAAAAATATAGAAGCGTCATCACGACCTCAAAATAATGGTGATATTTTTATTGGCGGATTAAAAGTTAAAGCAGTGTCTGGCGTTGATAGTTCTAAGTTGAAAATTAAAACAAAAAATAAAAACTAAAAACTAAATAAATGAGTTTATCTGGAGGGAGTTTCCCTGCGTCAATAGTGCCGGCGCAAAAGAGAATGGCACTTTCATCAAACTTTCTAGAGTTTAATACTGGATCTGGTAAAGATTTTGCTCAGCAATATCTACCTGAACTTTATGAAGCCGAAGTAGAAAGATACGGAAATAGGACTTTGTCTGGTTTCTTGAGAATGGTAGGAGCTGAAATGCCTATGACTTCTGATCAAGTAATTTGGTCTGAACAAAATAGACTTCATGTTGCTTACAAAAGTTTAGCTGCTAACATTAGCGTTGCTAATAGTGGTACTTCTACTGCGAAAATTACAGTTGAACCATTATTAACTGGAACAGGACCAGGCGGTACAAATTTATCAAAAATCGCTGTAAGAGTTGGTCAAACAGTTCTTTTATCTGACCAAGCTACAGGTTTAGTAACAATGAAAGTTTTAGTTACGGCTTTAACTACTAATGAAACTAAGTTTGAAGCTCAAATATACGGAGCTGATACAGTTCCAGCAGGATTACTTAATACAAATAATGTAAATATGTTTGTATATGGTTCTGAGTTTAAAAAAGGTACTGACGGAATGGAAGGTTCTATTGAGCCATCTTTCACCCAGTTCTCTAACAGACCTGTAATTATCAAAGATAAGTACGAAATAAATGGTTCTGATACTGCTCAAATTGGGTGGGTTGAAGTTGCTACTGAAGACGGAACATCTGGATACTTATGGTATCTAAAAGCTGAGTCTGAAACTAGATTACGTTTTGAAGATTATCTTGAAATGATGATGGTTGAAGGTGAAGATGCTAAACTTGCTAATGGTAATGCTTCTGCATTAAGTACTGCAGGTTTTGAAGGTACGGAAGGTATGTTTGAAGCTATCGAAAAAAGAGGTAATATATACTCTGGTTTCGCTGGTGCTGCTGCTCCTGGAGCTGGCGCTTTAGGTGATTTCGATGAAATCCTTAAAAACTTAGACAAACAAGGTGCTATTGAAGAAAATATGTTATTTTTATCTAGAGCTACTGCTCTTGATTTTGACGATATGATTGCTGCTATGGCAGGTGGAGGTTATGCTTCTACAGCTTCAGCTTCTTATGGTTTATTTGATAACGAACAAGAAATGGCATTAAACTTTGGATTTACTGGATTCAGAAGAGGTTCTTATGACTTCTACAAGACTGACTGGAAATATCTAAATGATGCTTCTACTAGAGGATTAGACAAAGCGATTGATGGTGTTTTAGTTCCTGCTGGAACTTCAACAGTATATGATCAAATGTTAGGATCTAACATCAGACGACCTTTCTTACACGTGAGGTATAGAGCTTCTGAAACTGAAGATCGAAGATTCAAAAACTGGATTACTGGTTCAGTTGGTGGAGCTTATACTTCAAGTTTAGATGCAATGTCTGTACACTTCTTATCTGAAAGATGTTTAGTAACTCAAGCTGCTAATAACTTCGTGTTATTCAAAGGAGCATAATTAATTATTAACATTTAAAAAAATAAGAAAATGGGATATATAAAGTTAAAAAAATATGATGGATCTGTAGATCTATTACCTGCTGATAACATCGTACATGTTAGTGCTCCTAGTTCATCTAACAAAGACATTGGTATTACTTACGGCGTAGTTGCTGAAAGTGCTGCAACACCAACGTTTTTAATAGCTATTATAGCTGGAGCTGATTCTGCTGATAGCGCTGCTGATTTAACAGCTGCTTCAAGAAACGGTATTAATACCGCTATTGAATTAGCTGCTGGAACTGCTGGACCTGCTATTGAAGTAGATTTAGGCGCTGGATTGTTCTGCAAGTCAGTAACTATTGGAGATGCTGATCCTTCATAAGGATTAAACAATAATAAGATCCCGCTTAGGCGGGGTCTTTATTAATTATTATATTATATTATATTATGGAAACAAAAGAAAAGAAAAAGCCTGCAGCTAAAGCTGTAGCAAAACCTGAAGTAAAAAAAGATACTTGGGAATATAAAGATAGAAATTATTATCTAATAGGAGGTAAAAATCCTTTAACATATACTTTACCTAGTAAACATACTAGAAAATACCCTTTAGTTTGGTTTGACCCAGAAAAAGGTTATGAAAGAGAATTAAGATACGCTACAAATCAAAAGTCAATATTTGTAGATGAACAACAAGGGCAAGTTACTTTAAAGCATGTGGTATTTGACCTAGGTGTGCTTATTGTGCCTAAAGAACAAAGGAATTTACAAGAGTTTTTATCTAAACACCCTCACAACAACATATTATTTTCTGAATATGATAAAGTTGAGGAAGCTGTAGATGAAGTAGAAGATATAGAAGTTCAATTGATAGCAATGAATGCAGCTATGGAAATGGATCCAGATTTTGCAGAGGCTATATTAAGAGTTGAAATAGGATCTAAAGTATCTGAATTAACTTCTAAAGAATTAAAGAGAGATCTTTTATTATTTGCTAAAAATCAACCTTCATTGTTTATATCTATAGCAAATGATGAAAACGTACAACTAAGAAACTTAGGTATTAGAGCTAGAGAAGCAAACATAATAAAGCTTAGTGGTGATAATAGAGTGTTTTCTTGGGGGTCTAATGATCGTAAACTAATGACAGTACCTTTTGATGAGAACCCATATTCAGCTTTAGCTGCGTGGTTTAAGACAGATGAAGGTGTTGAAGTTTTTAAATCAATAGAGAAAAAACTAAAATAACATGTAACAATAGTATAAGGGCCCGTTCACTCGGGCCTAATACGCAAAAATAAAAAAACAAAATGGCTATAAACATAAATCAGGTATATAAGTCTGTACTTGTAGTATTGCAACAAGAAAAAAGAGGTGTACTAACACCTACTGAATTCAACAAAGTTGCTACACAAGCACAGCAAGAAATATTCATAGAGTATTTTGATGAACTAAACCAGTTACTGAGACAACCTCAAACGAGTCTAGCATACGCTGATAGATATGCTTTATTAGACGAAAAGATACAAATATTTAAAAGAGTTGAAACTCTTAGCACATCTGCTACTGGGACTGTAACCCCAACAACAGCGGTGCAAGAGCTAGGTGATGTTGTTTATTTTGAAACAGGATCTAGCGCAGGTAGAGAAGTTCAAAGAATACAAAAACACGAGGTTTATACTACTAATCAATCTCCACTAACCGCACCAACTACTAGATACCCTGTATATACTTATGAAAACAATGTTATACAGCTATACCCATCGACCATTGTTAATGGAACAAATGATATTCAGTTAAACTTTTTAAAATATCCAACAGACGTTAAATGGGGTTTCACTATTGATACAGAACTTGGTAATTATATTTACAACGCACAAAGCTCTGTAGATTTTGAGTTACATCAATCGGATGAGCCTATGTTAGTAGATAAAATACTAGGTTATGCAGGTGTTATGACTAGGGATCAGCTAGCTTTACAGTTGGCAAATAGCAAAGAACAACAAATAGATATTGACGGACAAAAATAAAAATTATGGCAACAACACCCTTATCAAACGCTTTTATATCGCTTAATGATATTATAAATAACTTTTTAATTTCTTATACTGGACCTGGTAGATTAATACCAGATGCCATAAGAACAGAAGTTATATTTCATGCTCGTAGATGTTTGCAAGAGTTTGCTTACGAAACTATAAAAAGTCAATTTACAGAAGGACCTACTACTGTGACAACTTCAAGTGCAATTGCTTTACCAACAGATTTTGTTGCTGTAATATCAGCAATAAACACTGGTTTTAGTGCGACTACACCACTTGTTGAGGTTTCTACATTAGCCGCTCTTACCAGTGGAGAGTTTTTTATAGACTATGCAGCTAAGACAATTAAATATGGAGATGCTGGTAGTGCAACGTTGACATATTTATCAAATGCACTTACTACAGATGAATCTGCTGCTATACCTAAGCTAGCGGAACAAGCTTTATACGCATGTATGATTTATGCTATACTTGCAAATAGAGAAAAAACTAGACCAGACGTATTACAAAGATTACTTATAGAAAAAACTGACAAACTAGAAAGAGCTAAATCAAGACTGGTATTTACTAACTTCGATTAAAACAATAATATGGCGATTAACGTAAACACAGTGTACACAACGGTGTTGAGTATACTTAACAAAGAACAGCGTGGTTACTTAACTCCATATGAGTTTAATCAAGCAGCTACTCAAGTTCAGTTAGATATATTTGAAAATTATTTTAAAGATTTAGACAAGCAATTAAGAATACCTCAAAATGAATTTGACTATAGTAATCCTATAGAAAATATTGATGATGAGTTATCTACATTTAAATGCTTAGGTGCATGTACATACCAAAGTTCTTCGCGGTTTACTACACCAACTGTAGATTTATTAACAAACACAGCTGTTGTTTATGATGATGCTCCTGCATCTAATCAATTTGCTTTTTATAGATTAGGAACAGTCACTTTTGGATCTACTAAACCTGTAGAAATAGAAAGACTACAAAGAGATTATTTTTACAATATAGATAGATCAGATTTAACAGCGCCTACTGCAAACTACCCTGTATATCTATATGAGAATAAAGAATTAACAATAAAACCTAGTAATATTACAGCAAACGTAGAAGCAAGTTTTATAAGAAAACCTAAAAATGTTGTTTGGGCTTATAGCGTAAACTCAACTCTGGGTAACTATGTGTATCAACCATCTAGCACAGGCACTGGTATTATACCTACCACTGGATCTGTAGATTTTGAAATAAGTAGTAACTACCAGACTGAAGTTATACTAGAAATACTTAAATATGCTGGAGTAGTAATAAGAGATCCTCAAATAGTTCAAGCAGCAGCTCAAGAACTTGCAGATAAATAAATTTAATATTAAAAGAAAATAAATATGGGACTAATAACTGAAACTAACGCTCAATACTATTCAGGTCAACAAACATTTCCTAATTTAGCAGGTGAATCAAACCCAACTTTTAATTGTACTTTTAATGTTGATGTTGTTAGCGCTTTTGACAGTGCTGGCGGTATGGTTTCATCTGCTTCTAATTACACTATATATATAAATGGTGTTGCTCAAGCAGAAAATTTATCTTACGTATCTAATCCATCTAGTAATATAATAACACTTAGGAATGGTCCATATACTGGATCTACTTACATACAGTTAAAAAATCCTGCAATAGAGGGAAATTACGGTAGTTACGAGTATACTAGTCTAAACGATATTATAAACAACTTTATAGTAGCCTACGTTGGCGAAGATAAATTAATAAATAGAATTAGCAGAACTGATGTTATATTCCACGCTAAAAGAGGTTTACAAGAGTTTAGTTATGATACTTTAAAAAGTATTAAATCTCAAGAATTAACAATACCTCCTGGTTTAGGTGTTCCAATACCACAAGACTATGTAAACTACGTTAGATGTTCATGGATAGACAGCAGTGGTGTTCAACACATAATATATCCAGTTAATAATCTAACATCCTCACCTTTTACTTTACCATTGCAAGATGAATCAGGAGTCCCAATCCAAGACAATTTTAGTAAAAATATTCAAGCAGATCAATCTTTAACAGAAGAAAAATGGAATACAGCTAGTGATAAAGATATAACTGGAAATATTGACGAAAACGATGTTAATGTATATAGTAGAGATTGGTGGAAATTAACTTATGGACAAAGATATGGTTTAGATCCACAAGTTTCACAAATGAATGGTTGGTTTCAAATAAATGAAAGAGAAGGTAAATTTACTTTTTCTAGTGATTTAGCTAATAAACTTATAGTTTTAGAATATATTTCAGATGGATTAGCCTATGACATAGATTCTAAGGTGCCTAAGATGGCCGAGGACGCATTATATGCTCATATTAATCATTCTATACTATCAACAAAAACAAACATCCCAGAATACATCGTTCAAAGATACCAAAGAGAAAGATCAGCAAAATTAAGAAATGCTAAAATAAGGTTATCAAATATAAAACTTGATGAAATAGTTCAAGTAATGCGTGGTAAATCTAAATGGATTAAACACTGATTATGCCAGAAATAAAAAATACTTTTACTAAGTCAAAGATGAACAAAGATCTTGACGATAGACTTTTATCTAATGGAGAATATAGAAATGCTCAAAATGTAAATATAAGTAGATCAGAGGGAGATGATGTTGGTGCTTTAGAAAATGTTTTAGGTAATACTTTAGTAGCTAATTTACCTTCGTCTCAAAGTGGATTAGAAGTTATAGGTTATTTAGAAGACGATGGCAATAATAGAGCTTTCTTCTTTGTCACTGATTATACAGATACCTCTTTAGATATGTTAAGTAATGTTGCGCCATATAATAGTTTACATTATATCATAATGAGAGACTTAACCAATAACACAACTAATACTTTAGTTACTGGTAGGTTTTTAAATTTTTCTAAAACATCTCCAGTTTTTGGCGTAAATTTAATAGAAAACTTATTGTTTTTTACAGATAATCGTAATCAGCCAAGAAAAATAAATGTAGATAAAGCTATTGATTCTCAAGATCATTATAACTCAGAAGATCAAATATCAGTAGCGAAATATTATCCATACGAACCTATTAAGCTATATAATAATATATCTATAAGTAGTGTTTCTGGTAGTGGCACAACTTATACTACTACCACTGTTTTAACTAGAGACAATTGTAGAGCTAATATGAATATTGCAGGAACTGCTGCTTATGTACAAACAGTAAAATATACTTCACCTTACCAATTTACTACCACATCCACTATTGGTTCTAAAAACGAGTCAACAATTCAACTTATAGAAAAATCTGCTCAAAATGCTAATGATGAGTTTTTGCCTCCTTCTATTATTGTTGTTGGTCTAGGATCTACCGCGTTTGTAAGTACTACATCATGTAAGTTGCA